ACTAGATAACGATATAGCTTGGGTTGTGGACTACAAGACTGGTAAGTCCGCTAGGTACGCTGACAAGGGCCAGCTAGAGTTGATGGCTTTGGCTACGTTTAAACACTTCCCCGAAGTTACAGAGGTACGGGCCGGGCTTCTGTTTGTAGTATCCAAAGACCTTGTAAAAGATACTTACAAGAAGAAAGAAGAAGAGCAGATACTCTGGCATAAGTGGCTAACGAATTATGAGAAGATGGAAGCCGCTGCAAAGAACAACGTGTGGAACCCACGTCCCAGTGGCTTATGCAAACGTCACTGCGCGGTCACCGAGTGTGCACACAATGGGAGAAACTAATGGCTTACACTAAATCCCCTCGCCCCTATAAACATGAATACGAGCTACAGAAGAAACGTGGCGAACACGCAAATCGTATGGAGCGACAAAGAGCTAGACGTGAATTGGATAAAAAAGGTGTTAACAGGAAAGGGAAAGACATAAGCCATAACAAACCCCTACGTAACGGCGGCACTAATGCAGATGGGTACAAACTAATGAGTCCCAGCAAGAACCGCGCAAACAACGGTAAGAAGAAAAAAACGTAAGTCTAGGAGATCAGTTTTGGAGATCATAAAGAACAAGGCGTTGCTATTGAAGCTGCGTCATCCGCAACAGGTGACTACGGTTATACCAAAGAGTAAAGAAGTTAACGGTAAGGTGTTGGTTAGGTGGGGTGTTGATGAAACCCACGTCCTGAAGAACCTAAACATAAAAGTGCCGTCGCCCATACATGGGCAGTACGATTGGCCGGGCCAGCACAAACCCTTCGCACACCAGAAAGATACCTCTGCATTTCTGACTATGAACCGTAAAGCCTTCTGTTTTAACGAACAGGGGACGGGCAAGACCGCATCCGCTATATGGGCCTCGGATTTCCTTATGAAGCAGGGGATTATAAAGCGTGTGTTGATTATCTGCCCGCTCTCGATCATGGATAGTGCGTGGCGTAGTGACTTGTTTAGCTTCGCTATGCACCGGAGTGTAGATATAGCTTATGGTTCTGCAGACAAACGCCGCAAGATAATAAACAGCGGCGCTGAGTATGTGGTTATAAATTACGATGGTGTGGCTATTGTACGAGACGACATAATTAAGGGTGGTTTCGACCTTGTAATTGTAGATGAAGCTACACATTACAAGAATGTCCAGACTACTCGATGGAAAACTTTGTACCAGATTTTGAAGCCAGACACATGGTTGTGGATGATGACGGGTACTCCCGCCGCACAAAGCCCGCTGGATGCCTACGGCCTAGCGAAGCTAATAAACCCCACAGTAATACCACGTTTCTTTGGGTCGTTCCGCGATATGGTCATGTACAAAATATCTAATTTCAAATGGATACCAAAAGAAAGCGCCGTAGACACTGTATTTAACGCACTGCAACCTGCGATACGTTTCACGAAAGAAGATTGTATGGACCTCCCGGACATGGTGTACGTCAAACGGGAGGTAGAGTTAACAAGACAACAGAAGAAGTACTACAAAGAACTCAAGAACCGTATGATTATGCAAGCGGCAGGTGAGGAGGTTACTGCAGTTAACGCTGCCGTCGCTATGAACAAACTCCTGCAAATATCTTGTGGTGCTATCTACACCGATAAAGGTGACACGATAGAGTTTGATATCAAGCATAGGTACAAGGTTCTACGTGAAGTCATTGACGAGTCGAGCAAGAAAGTCCTCGTGTTCGTACCTTTTAAGCACGCCATAAGTATCCTAGCAGACAAACTAAATTCCGATGGTATCAGCAACGCAGTTATCCAAGGGGATGTGCCAGTCGGCAAACGTACGGATATATTTAAACGCTTCCAAGAACAGGACGATCCTCGTGTCCTTATTATCCAACCAGCAGCCGCAGCCCACGGTGTAACCCTTACCGCTGCAAATACTGTGGTTTGGTGGGGTCCAACCAGTTCGTTAGAGACCTACGCTCAAGCTAACGCTCGCGTACATCGGGCGGGGCAGACGCACAAATGTACTGTAGTCCAGCTACAAGGTTCTCTTGTAGAGAAACACGTTTACCGATTGTTAGATAGCAAGCTAGACGTTCACACACAAATTATAGATTTATACAACAGACTACTTGACTAACTTATCCCTTGCTACTAGATTGCAGTCCCTACAAAGATTTGGAGGTGCAGAATGAGTGGTCAGCTAGATAAGATGACTAGAGTTTACCTGAAGATAAAAGCAAAGCGGAATGAACTATCCGCAGAGTTTAAGGAAAAAGACAAGGACTTGCAGGAGCAGCAAGACCTTATAAAGAAGGCGTTGCTAGACCATTGCAAAGAGCATGAGGTCGAGAGCGTAAGGACTTCAGCAGGACTCTTTTACAGGGGTGTAAAGACTCGGTACTGGACTAGCGATTGGGAGTCTATGTACAAGTTTATAGCAGATCAGGACGTACCAGAGTTTCTGGAGAAACGTCTTAACCAAGGGAACGTAAAACAGTTCTTAGAAGAGAACCCCGAGAGTGTACCACCGGGGCTAAATGTGGACAGTGAATACATAATATCAGTTAGGAAGAAATAATGAGCGGACCTTATGTACCGATTGAAGACCTAGCCAGACACTTGCATGTGTCTGTGTCTACTATACGTGGGTGGGTTAGGAACAAACACATACCTGAAGACACTTACCTGCGTGTAGTCAACACGTATCGTTTTTCTATAGACGATGTAACTGCCGCATTGTCAGCGGATAAAGGCGCTATTGATACGCCTACTAGTGAAGTAGATGAAGATTTATGAGGCGTATAAGCATACGTGATAAGATGTTTAGTGAGCACGATGGTGCGGAAGAAGCAGTCGTCATAGACGGAGAGTATGAAGCCGTTATAGTAAATGCTGCTTTCGTATCAAGGTCGTACTACGAGGGGGAATATAACCCAGACAAACTATCACTACCTACTTGTTGGTCGGCTGATACGCAAACGCCATCTGCTGACGTACCGCAAGGACAACGCCAAGCAGCCAGATGTATGGATTGCTCCCATAATATACGGGGGTCAGGCTACGGAAGCAGTAGGGCTTGTAGGTTCGCGCAACAGATAGCAGTTGTACCTAAAGACAGGTTACAGGAGGTATACCAGATTAAACTACCTGCTACTTCCGTGTTCGGGGGAGCAAGGGACGGGCATATGCCAATGAAAGCCTATGCTGAATTTCTACATGGCCGGGATACTCGGGCCATTACGGTGCTTACCAAGATATATTTTGACGACAACAGTGACACACCAAAATTATTCTTCAAACCTACTCGCTCTCTAAGGGATGAAGAACTAAGTGTAGTCTCAAGTATGATTAGCCACGTTGATACATTACAGGCAATCACATTGGACTACACACCACCTGAGAGCAGCAAGACGTCCCCGTTTGAAGCTACAGACGGTTTTAAATCTAACAAACAGGAGAAATAAAATGGCTGATAAGCCCAAAGCTATCCAATTCCGTGTTAACCAAGTAGAGGCTCTGTGGCCCCGCTTGAATACTACCTACCGGTTCGACAACAAAGAAAAGCGTTCTGTACCTTGTGAGGTATTTGACGACGGAGCTAAGTACGAAGTTAGTTTCCGTATGACCAGCGTACAGGCAAAGAAGTTATTCACAGAGATGAAAGCTGCGTTCCTCGCACGCGCTGGGGATGACTGGCCTGAGAAGTTTGATAACCCTTTCGGTAAAAAGGAGGATGGAACCTATACGTTTAAGACTACCCTGAAGGGGGCATATGGTAAGGACGCTACAAGGAAACCTACCCAGTATGATGCCTCTAACGCGAAACTTGGCGACGATTTCTTACTTACTACGGGCAGCACTATTAATATCGCGGGGGTGTTCGTACCTTACCACGCTCAAGGTGTGGGTACCGGAGTATCCCTACGACTGAACGCCGTACAAGTAACTAACTATGTACCCATGCAGACAACCTCTCCGTTTGAGGCTACTGATGGGTTTGAAGCAGAAGGCGCTAACCCGTTTGCAGTTGCTGCGGAGCCTGATGTTGATCCTGTAGAGGTTGAGGAGGAAGTTAAAGAACCTAAGAAGGTAGCCAAGAAAGCTGCGCCTCCGAAGGTAAAAGACCCTGAGATCGACGCTATTGTGGATGAATGGGACGGTTAATCTTTCTAACATAACCCCGGCTGCGTTAACGCGTGGTCGGGGCTTCTCTCAGGTAAGTACCAATGGAAACAAAAGATTTCTTACAGAGAGCGTTAGGAGATAGTGGCTTTTATTGTGTGTTTGCATCCCACGGTTCCGAAGACCGGAGGGTTCAAAAGTTCTATGACTCCATAGACGCTGTTCTGACGACGGCTTATGATTTAGATAATTCTGGTTTCGATGCTTATTTTGCGTTGGCTACGTTTGAAGAAGCCGGTTCACGTAAGGTAACTAACGTAAAACAACTCAGGTCATTCTTTCTGGATTTGGATTGTGGCCCCGGCAAAGATTACCCAACCCAAAATGAAGCGGTAGTTGCGCTACAGGGTTTTTGTAAATTATTGGGGCTACCTAAACCTGCCCTGATTAACTCTGGACGGGGGGTTCATGCGTATTGGTTCTTGTTAGAACCTATTACCGTGGAAGAATGGTTACCTATAGCGGAAGGTTTAAAGAGGTTATGCGTTAAGTATAATTTACTAGCAGACCCTTCGGTTACTGCTGACGCAGCGCGAGTCCTTCGTGTCCCCGGCACACACAACTATAAAACGGACCCTCCATCGGGGGTAGGATGTTTTGGTTCTGGGGACGTAAACCCAATAAGTATTGACATGTTTACGGAACATTTGGGTGACGAGGCGATACCAGTGCTTACTAAGCATGTACCTGCTGGCAGTAACGCTGTCATGGACGCATTGCTGGGCAACAAGAAAAACACATTCAAGGATATAGTTCTCAAGATACAGGCGGGTACAGGGTGCAACCAGATAAAAAATATACTGGCTAATCAGGAAGAAATAAGTGAGCCTTTATGGAGAGCGGGGCTGTCTATAGCCAAGTTCTGCGAAGACGATAAAAAGGCTGCTCATATACTGTCTAAGAAGCATCCTGAATACGATGTGGAAGACACGCTAAAGAAGATGGACCTGATAAAAGGTCCGTATCTATGCGGTACATTCGATGAGTTTAACCCCGGAGTATGCGGGGAGTGCCCAAACAAAGATAAGGTAAAATCCCCCATAAGTTTGGGCAGTAGAATACGAGAAGCTACAGAAGAAGATAACATCGTAGAGGCACCGTCTATTGACCTTCCTGATTCACCTGTAAACACGTACGTAATACCTCCATACCCAGCACCATATTTTAGGGGCGCGAACGGCGGTATCTACACGCGGGTCACACTTCCTGACGGGGAAGTGACTGAGAAGGCCATATACCATAACGATCTATATGTTGTGCGGCGGTTGTGGGACGCTGAATTAGGGGAAGCAGTAGTTATGCGGTTGCATCTACCTAAAGATGGCGTACGTGAGTTCACCCTACCTCTTACCGCCGTAAACTCTCGTGAAGAATTTCGTAAGAATATGTCTATGTACGGCGTGGCCGTGAGCAAAATGGAGGATATAATGCAATATACGACAACGTGGGTTAACGAATTACAGGCTACTACTGTGGCAGATGAGGCACATAAACAGTTTGGCTGGACCGATGCCGAGTGCAGCTCTTTCGTGTTGGGTAATCAGGAGATATTCAAAGATCGGGTGGAGTTTAACCCTCCGTCTAGCCAGACTTTGAGTCTGTTCCCGGCATTTGAACCAAAAGGCACGCTAGAAGAATGGAAGGAAACTATAAACTTCTATAACCGGGACGGGTTTGAGCTACATCAGTTCATAGTGGGGTCGTCTTTCGGCTCCGCGCTTATGCAGTTGTCTCCTATAAACTGCGCGGCCTTGCACATACACAGTAAGGACTCAGGTGTGGGTAAGACCACAGCCCTAAATGCGGCGGTTTCGGTGTGGGGTAGCCCTGAGGAGCTAGTCATAAACAAACAGGACACGTTCAACACTAAGATGCACCGGGGGGAAATATACCACAATCTGCCCTTGTACATGGATGAGTTGACCAACAGCGAAGGCACCGAACTAAGCAACCTAGTGTACCAACTAACAGGCGGTAGGCAGCGGGGGCGTATGTCTGGCAGTAGTAATGCGGAACGGTATCGTGGGAAACCGTGGAAGCTGTTGTCAGTTACAACGGGCAACACAAGCGTCATAGAACGTATCGGTACGGCCAAATCCATGCCGAAAGCGGAGGCCCAGAGGATGCTAGAAGTGAAGGTGGACCGCCTGTTCACCAAATCAGAGGATAAAGAATCTCAGGATAACTTCAGTGCTGCGCTTGGGGAACATTACGGCCACGCGGGTAAGGTGTACGTACAATACGTGATGAGCAATTTAGAGGCAGCTAGAAAGCTGATCAACGAGGTTCGTGTGAAGGTTGATAAGGCTGCGGGGCTAACCTCTGAAAACAGGTTCTGGTCTGCGTTTGCAACTAACACAATGGCGGGCCTCCTCTTAGCTAAACGCGCAGGGCTTGTAGAGTACGACACGGGTAAGGTGTTCAAATGGGCTATCAGTATGCTCAAGCAGAACAAGAATTATGTAACCGATATGAATGCTTCAGTCGAAGAAGTACTTAATGATTACATACATGAACACTGGAGTAATGTGTTGTGGATCAAAAGCACGGATGATTTGCGGAAGCAGAACAACAATGGACTTGACTCCCTCGTAGTACCCGATGCCCTGCCACGAGGTAAATTAGTGGCTAGATACGAGACGGACCTCAAGAAAGCCTACCTTATACCGAAACCTCTAAAAGCATGGTGTGGTGAGCAGCAGATAAACTACGCGGCTTTCTTGGAGGATTTGAAGGCCAAGATGGGGGCCACAAAGATGAAGATACGGTTAAGCAAAGGCACACATATGCAGTTGCCGCCTACAGATGTTATCGTTGTGGGTTGTTCTATAGAGGGAAGTGATGAAGCAGGGGATACTGAAGACGCATGATCTGGACCCTGACGGGGTAAGGATCGTTGTAAAGTGGGAAGATATGGTGGCAGGTGCGTCGGTATTTATCCCTTGTATAAACACTGAAGAAGCAATGCGCCAAGCGGCTAAGGTTTTAGTAGAGAAAGACTACAAAACTGAAGCACGGGTGGTTATAGAGAACGAAATATTAGGTATTCGTATATGGAGAACTACGTGATACATTCGGAGAGACAGGCTCTGTTCTTGTCTGTCTTTCTCCTTGAAGAGAAGTGTTAACATCTTCTCTCTTACTCACCCCCGCCTTAATAAGCGGGGGTTTTTTTAGCCCGAAGGGCGAAGGAGAGAAATATCAGGTTGTCCCCAATATTCATCTCTATGTTGTTGTAAGACCCCACGCATTTTGGGGCTGATGGTTATGCCATTGTGCATAGTTGCAGAGGTTTTTCCGTGTTGCCGCATTGATTTAATCAAAGTGCCACCAGATATGGGAAAGCTAGGATGTTTTGAGTTAAATTCAGATACCGCCTTCATACCTTCTTTAAAGCCATCGCGGTCTCCCATGCGAATAGCTATATACAATTTCTTTAGCGCTGCGGTACGCATTTCACCTACAGCGCGATCTATTTTCTTTGTGCTCATGTTCTTTTCTTGCTGAAGCGTGTATCCAGCCGGGGCAAAACCAAAGAACTGACTCATAAGTTCGCCGCTTGATATATCGTCATATATTATGTCACCACGCCTTGACTTAATCGCGCCTTCACCGAACATTTCTGAATAACGGAATGTTTTAGCTATGTTACGGAAAGCGGAGGGAAGCATGGTCTCTACGCCACGTTGTAGATTACCATCGGCAGCATCGGCTGCACCACGAGTAAATTGAGATATAACGCTTAGAGCAGGTCCGCCAACCGCTTGTGCGGCTATTTCTACGGCAGATTGATTCTGACTGTATGGGTTTAACCTAAACAGAAGATTGCCGAGACCAAAGCGGCTAGCTACGTCCATACCTGTTAGAGCGTTGATGCCCCCTTTATAGAAGCCCTCACCCATAAACTTACGGGCGATTGTTTCAGCGTCTTCTTCATCATCATCGAGGAATAAGTTAGCGATAGCAAAAAAGGCCCCTATCATCGGCAGACCTTGAATACCAGCCATAGCCACAGAGGTACCCATAAGACCAGCTAGCGCCTTCATAGCTTGTTTTCTTACTTCGGGATCGGCATCCGAGAACGCGGCTTTACCCGTTTTCATAATCGTATAGTACATTTGCACGCCAAACGTCTTATACATCATAGCGACACGTCCAACACCACTCTGAGCAATACGGGGGGCTGTAGCTAAGAACGCGCCACCGTTCATTTCCTGCGCTTTGTAAATAGCTAATTCTGCGGCAGCGTCTTGCATGGCGGCGTCGGTCATACCGCCTTTCTCTTTCCTCAAGCGAGCAAGTTCCAATTGGTATGTTGATACCAATGCTACTTGACGGTTGAAGCGTTCTACCTGATGGAACGCGAACGCAGACATTGCGTTAGTGTAATCCCAAAGACCTTTCTCTCTACCTGACATCTCAACACCAAGTGTGTCATAAAATATAGAACGATTTAACTGTCCTTGAGAAGCGGCTAGCTCGACAAGAGGCATGAGGTCTTCAAGTTCCTTACGCTTTGCCGCATCTAAGTTCAGGTCGTCTCTTATCTTGAGTGTTGGGTTTCCATCGGTGTCCGTAATCCGTTGGTAGTAGTTATCTATAGATGGCATACCTTTTGCATCAGCTTCCCCGCCGAGCATGGTGGCTATCTTACGTGATTTACCACTACCCCCTATTAACCTACCCGCATGGGCTATAGCTTGGGTAGAACCTTTAAACCCGTAGGTTCCTCCTAACATCGGCAGAAACATAAGCGGAATTTGCGACAAATTGACGATAGCAGAGGATGCGTTAAAGCCAATCGTGCCTACAAAAGCTACCCGATTAAGGCTAGAAGCAAGTTTGTCTGTCGGTGGGTTCTTAGCGAACTTTGCGCGTAGTGCTAGTTCTGAAAAAACAGCGCTTGTAGCCGACATTTTATTGGTGTCGGTTTCTGTTCGGTTAGCAGCCTCGGCTTCTTCTTTAAGTTCTGACATAACATCGTCAATGTCATTGGAATACTTCATACGTTCTATTTGAGAAGCTAAGTTATAAGCCTTGTATCGGAACGCCGATTCCGCGTCTCTGTCAAAACCTAACCGACCTTTACCTTGGTTAGCACGGCTAACCATGCTTTTAGCAAAAGAGGATTCCGGCAGCGCATTCAAAAACAACTGCGTGAACTCATCCTTTACATTTTGATCCACTCCCGCCAATAACTTCATCGTGTCATTAATAAATGAAGATTGGGGTGCGCTACCCTGCGCTCCCTTCACTGCGTCCTCTATATTTTTATACGGGCGCGGTTTACCAACAACATCAGGATTACCTTCGAGAGATGCTACAAACTGATCCCGTTCATAGGCAGTCTTAAAGGCCATATAAACAGGCTCAGTGGTTGTAGTTTGCTTGCCATCTGTGCCGACAGCGGTAATTTTAGTATTGTACTCTAGCCAGTTGTCACCCCGGCGCGTCAACGGGAAGTAGGGTTCGATACGACCCTTAGCGAATATTTTATCAAATATGTCGGTCTTGAGTTGTTCTTTGGCTTCTTTTGCTAGTGGTTCGTTATTACTATCTTTAAGACCGTTAATTCTGCTCTCTATAACTTTTCTGAGGGCTTCAAATTGCTTCCTGTAACTCTCACGAAGTTCGATGTAGGTGCCTATACCAGACGGCCCAACTATCTTAACATCCTCTTGCATAGCCTTCCATGCGGCAAACTTCTCAGGGTTGTTTGCGTACGTGTCGCGGGGTTTAGTTGGGTCTACCTGTTGAGTGGTGCTGTCGTAAACGAGATTATTAAAGGACTCAACTTGTGCGTCTTTGGCAGTTTTAAGCCACTTCTGCATGACTTTTAGCGTACCATCTACGTTTTCTTCCGCCATTGATTGCGCCCCAACCATATTCTGTATGGTGGTATGCAACTTGAACGCGGACTTGATACTGTATCTCTGAGCTACGTCTGTTAATGCTTGTAGAGGGGCAGATTGTAGGAGTACCGACCGAGCAAGTCTTCTGGCAGGGCTGGCGCTGCTAAAGAAGTCATGGGTTCTATTAGCAAAGTCTTTTCGATATGAAGCAGTGGCTTTAGGGAACGACTTCGTTACCCTGTCGAGACCGGCCATAATCTCAGAGGCTTTTAGGCGCAGGGAGCCAGCTTCGCGGAACTGCGGTGCGGGGGCGAGCATAGCTTCGATGAACTGATCGACTTGGCCCAACGCTTCTGTGATTGGTTTGGTATCCATACCAAGTTTGTTCCGCACGAAATTTATTATTGTCCTGTAGAACCGTTGCAGAGCATTTACCGGCTTGCCGTTCGCGATATAGTTAGCATTGGGGGTAATCCCCGCGAGCGTCTGCTGGAACTCTGGGTTACCGAAGGCTTCTGCTACAAACTCGTCTAGGTTCTGTGACCCGTACACGCTGCCTAGCTGATCCTTAACATCATCAAAGAGTTTCTGTAACTGCTTGGTAGCCGTGTGTGACTTATTAGCCAGTGTTGCAGAAGTCAGCGCGTGCGTAGTCTCATGTAAAATTGTATGGGGGTTGACACC